AACAATGGATACAATAGTAGATTTATATGGAGATGCGGTATACTTCATTTATTTTTAATTGTGTATTTATTTATAATAGTCGCTTTATTAAATAACAACATTACAATCAATGCTAAAGCAACTTTGAGTAACTGTTTTTTGCCTACAATTATGATATTGCTGCGAACAAGTCCGTTATCAGTCATAATGCTATACCAATTATCATAAGGTGGTAATACCTTGTAGACATACGTTTTATCTGTCAACTTTTTCTTCTTCATACTTATGATTCAGATAAATATTTTATCAAATTTGAGTTGTTTATTTTTCAGTTCTTTAAAACCTTCCATCATCATATCTTTTATGAAAGCAGTTTTTAGAGTCTTATATTTCATATATTCCCATCTCCTAAAGTGTAACTGCTGTTCATCGTACACCATTTTGCTGGGGTATTCTAATAGTTGCTCTAAACAAATCTCCATAGCCGCAATACGACCAGACATTGATAGAACATAGCTTTTATTGCGAGATTTTCTTTGCTCTTGACGAAATCTAGATATCGCTTTTTTTACTTTTCGTATTTTCATGCCTTCACATCTGTTTAGTTATGAATCAGATAAATATTTTATCAAACTCTCTTTGTCTCTAAAAAGTCTTTTATCCCATTTGGGATAATTGTTTCTGGGTACACTAAGTCCATCTGACAGCTTATAAACCATAAGAAAACTATCATCAGTATAGGATATTTCAATGATTATTTTGCTTATTGTTGAATGGACAATGTTATCCCCACTCAGATAGCATACACTATCTCCTACATAAAATTCAGTATCGATATTCATACCTATTTAAGTTTTTAAAGCTTTCATGTATTCGCAATTCTCATCACATACCCCAGATTTTAATGCACAATGGGGAATATTGGAGCCAAACTTATACTCGAAGTTATAACATAGCTTCTTATGCTTTCTCTCTGTCAACTGCCAATAAACCAATGTTCATTTGTTTTCTCCTTTCATCAATTGTTCAATAGTAATAGGAATTACACGAGAAACAGCATAATAAGCATTATTCGTCAATTGGCGTTGCCATGCCGAAAAACGGGGTGACCAACGAAAACCGTTATGTTTGAGATTTGAAATAACGTCTGGCTGCGGCTTTGTGTCGAAAACTATCTGCAATCTATCCTCTGAATAGTTTTTGATTACCCGCCCACCATCGAAAAATATTTCCGCATCTTCTTGGTTCTCTCTTTCGGCCTGCTTTACAATTGATTGATTGGCAAGCTCGACGAGCTTCCAGAATTTATGACGATTAGTAAAAATAGGCTTCGGAAGCTTTTCGTTGAGTTCTTTGATATATTCAGTTGATTTGACTATTACATCAACCTTTCCGTTGTTGGCAATACGTTCTAGCTTTCCGTACAGGCTTGATACAAATAAAGGTCGGTAGCTATATGTGTTTACACCCGTATCAATATCTTTCAACGTGGATGCAATATTGTCAATCTCACTTTTGACAGAAAGCCATTCTTCGGTATTCTTTTGTTCTTCCGGTTTTGCCTCCTCTATCCTCCGAGCTATTGCCTTGAGTACTTTTTCTCTCCACGCTCTAAATTCATTGACAGCATTGTCATAGTAATTATTCATCTTCTCATTTCGTCTTGACGGAAAACGGGCTGGCCCTGTTATCATGGCGCTCATTATACGAGAATGCTTATTGAACAATATTTGAACCCATTCTTTATACTTAGCTATATATCGCTCTCTTTCTTCTTCCGGCATTGTTTTTATATCATCATTGAGCTCTTCTTCGTACATGCGTATGTGATACGATCCACGTTCCTCCGGACTGAAACTTGTAGCATAAAAAGCACCGCAAGCGCATTTCCAAAACTCCTCAAGGTTTACCTCATATTTCCACTCTACAACCGACCAAAGACCTAAGTCTTTGCCATTAATAACAACCGCCTCATTATCGGAAATACGGACTGCAGTATGCGTATAGTCGCAACGCATTAAATTATCACTCAACTTTTTACCTCTCCAGTTAAAAAGCCATTCACCCTGTTCTGGGTTCGCTATATTCACCACTTTTAATGCACGGTGACAGTTCTTTTTTGATAGTAAAACCTGTTCAGTATTACCGACCTGTATTTTATTTTCTTGCATTATAGTTCCTTGTTTTTAAATATTCACACCTTATATTTCCGTTCAAAATCATACTTCCTAAACTCATGGTACGCTTGTTCCAATGTTTTAGAAGTCCTATCGCCTTCCGGTATATCCCAGCTTTTGGAATTATTGATACTATCATCCATGGCTATGGAACCCCTTTCTTTCTCATACCGGCCAAGCCATTCTAAAATAACAGCCCCGTCTATCCGATCATAAACCTTCCCATACAATCCCTTTTTCGCCCGATTAAAACATAGCTTGAAATCATCAGGCTTAAAGAAATAGTATTCATCAATAATCAGATCAACTGTTTGTGCGACTTGTACTGCTCCGATCGATTTCCCTACATTGAAAAAATCTACCAAATCATTCAAGACTTTTACCATAAATCCACGAAGATGCGTCTCTCCAAATTCTTTGTTCATAACCGCTATAGAGCAGCTTGGGCTATCAAACACATCATTTACTGTTTTGGGCCGCAGACTGTTGTAATATGGCATCGGCAAGACGCCCCAAACGCTCACGCTCGATTCTCTTGTTTTCGGCATCAGTTCCGGAGGAAGTACGCCGGTTGTTTGATCTATTTCCGATATGAGTTGTATTGCTTGTTCCTGATTCATACTGCATTTTTTCTAAATCACGCTTCGCCCACTTGCGGAACGTGAGGTTCGCACTAACGTATTTTTTGAGCAGCTCTCGATAGTTGTGCATCGAGACAAGAGTGTCCTGGATTAACTGAAGCGGGAAATCTCGCTTTATCCGTTCGAATTGTTCTTCCGTAAACGGCTCTTTCAGTTTAGCCACACTAGGAGCATTCGCAGCAATCCATTGCTTGAACTTTTCAAAATTCTCATTCTTGGGTTTCTCCGGTTCGGGGTCAGGGTTGTGCGTGCCTACGCGCGTATAACCCTCCTCTCCTTTCCAATCCTCTCCTTTACTCTCCTTTCCAGCAGGAGGATTCTCGATTGTTCCCGATTGTTCGGGAATATTCTCGAATGTTCCCGGATTGCTTCTATTTTTGCCCGAAAGAACGTTTTCTATCACTTCTGCCGGAATTTTCGACTTTTGCGGTTTGTCGATGCGCTCACTGGAAAAGTCCATCACGTAGTAGCTTTTGTTCTCGAATGTAAAAGGTACAAGGATAGAGTTTTCAATCAGCTCTTGCAGCCATCCAGAAACCTGCTGCTTACGAATATCTTCGCGGGCAGGAAAGACTTTCGACTTAATGATAGTCTCATTAGCTAAAATGACACCGCTATCATCAGCAAAGTTTTTCATGCCTATATAAAGCAGGCAAGCCGGAAGAGATACGTTCGAAAACCTTTCATCTTCCCAAAATTCCGGTACTATAGTTCTAATTCTTGGCATTTTTACGCTATCATTTTCTGACGAATCAGGTTCATATTCTTCTTCTCCAGTTTTACTATCTGGTCGTGATACTCGCTTACGCCATTGCAAACGGCCCGAGACTGGACGATATTCAGCGTCTTCAAATTCACCTCTATCGTCTCGATACGTTTGCCACCGGTGTCCTTTGCTGACAGTATCAAGCGATCCGGCCGATTGTAATATCCGAGTTTATATACGCAGTGATGCATAGCCTTGCCTTCTTGATAAAACTGGGTAATACTCTCCAACGGGCAAATGACTATGTTACCATCCGTGATTTTCATTCCGAAAAACTTTTCCATCCGTTCGTAGAAGCCGGCTATATCCTTCATGAGCTTTTCACGCCTACGGATAGCTTCCACACGATCCCTATCCTGTCTCAACTTAGCTTCACGGGCATCTTTCTTTGCCAAGAGCCTATCATGTGCGACCTTCAAGTTCTTAGGACATACATAATGGGCATTACGCAAGTCTTTACCGAAATAAGCCAATAAAGACATATAGTCTTCCCAGAGGGACGCATCCTTGATAATATAATGGTTACGGTTGCAGATATTGAAAGATGGCTTATAGCGAAGCTGGGAAAAGCCGTTCCTATACATGTGCTTCAGCATGGATATCTGCCCGGTCTTGAGACATAGTTCCGTATCATTACCTCCTTTCAAAAGGTCGCGTATCAACTTAGACGGGGTTACATCCGGGAACAGTCGATTCAGTCCCCGTTTCTTCAATTCCAGAAGTAATTCTTTCCTTGGATAAAGCTCTCCAAATATCGCATACAAATCACCGTAATAATTATAGGGGTTACTTCCATATTCACCCTTGATACTAAGAGGGGAACCATATAGCCATCCGTTACGACCCATATTTACAGGAATAGCCATAATGGTACGCTTTCCGTCTTCCCGGATCCACTCCTGGACAACTTCGGTGTAATCATAATGCACCGTAGAAATTCCCTTACGGGCGTTTTTCCAACATAGTATATGCCGTATCACCTGAAACCCGCCTCTCACTTGCAGGATGGACATATACGCCTCCTCATGGTCCTTCTGCTTTCTGCTGACCTTTACATCTAATTGATGATGGCAGTAGGGGCATTCGGTCTTGTCACCCAATTTACTATTACCCGTATTAACCCATATCTTGCCGCATTCGGAGCACCACAACTCATTCTTACATTTGTAAGCTACATGGTCGAACACGTGTTCCTTGGCCCATTCCTCCTGCGCCTTTGTGATGGCGGGAAGCTTTTCGCTTAATCCCGCCACCAACTTTTCCAATCTCGTTCTCGGCTTCATATCAAAACAGGCTCATTTGTTGGACACTCTCATCAACCTTCTTCTTGGCCGGCCTCTTTTTGAGCGATCGGTATTGCTCTTCGGTCAACCTTTTGATGGCCGCCTGACGGGCAGCGTTCTTTTCTTCCTCCGTAAGTTCTACTTTATGGGAAGAAGAAACGGAGCTACCGACAGGAACTTTTCCGACCTCGATATTCTCTTCATCATAATAATGTACGGCCATACCAAAAACCTCCGTATCACTCATCACGACAGAGGTTCCACGCTTACGGGCCTCTCCCAAGATATAACGACAACACTCGTCTATACTCTTTTTAGGATTGGCAAGTCTCGGGGCAAACAGAAGATCTTCCGCCGCCCTCTCCTGCAAATATTTCTGGATTGTATCTTTGAACTCTTTCATAACTTACTGGATTGTCATGGGCATTAATAAATAGGTAAGTTCCTCGTTCCCGGATTGGTTCTCCGGAGTTATCAAGATAGCACGGCTAGGCTCGCTAAAGGAAAGCCTCGTACGCCCGTCATCGATACATGAGAGTATCTCAAGAAGCAACGATCCCTTAATCCCGATCGAGAACTCATTCCCGTTAAAATCGACCTCCAACGTTTCCTCCGCGGAAGTCGAGAAATCTATGTCTTGGGCGAATACGGTCAACTTATCACGAATGATCCTCAAGACGATAAGGCATGAGGCCTTATTGGAGAACACCGATGTCCTTTTAATAGCCCCGATCAGTTGTCCGGTGTCAACAAGCAGTTCCAGCTTATTCGCCTTGGGTACCACAGCTTTCCAATTAGGATATCTCCCCTCCACATTCCGGAACAATATCTCATAGTCATTGAATATAACATCGGACCAATCCGCACCGACCCTCATTTCCATGTTATCGGAGGAAGCCGGAAGTATCGCCTTCAATACCGAGGCTATAGGACGGCTGATTATAACTGAGATCTTGCCAACCTGTCTATCATTGCCCTTTCTCAAGAATCCCATGCCATGCCCGTCCGCACCGACAAAGCATACAGTCTCCGGTTCCGTCTCAATAAAGACAGAGCTTAGGACCGGACGGATATCATCATTCCCGGCCAAATTTATGACCTTGGATATCCCATTGAATAAATCCTCCGCACTCAATGACACAGAGTCCAAGACCTCGATCGATCTTTTTCCCGGATAGGTAGATGGGTCATAACCCACCACCTCGAACTTTCCACCATGGTACTTGATCCTTATCTCACGGGTATCCTTGTTGATGATTATATCAATTGGTTGCTCGGGTAGGTTCCTCAGTCCTTCTAATAAGGAAGTCGGGACACAAATAGATATCTCCTCGTCGAAGATGCACTCAAGGCTGGTGGTTATCCGGCCCTCGCTATTCGATCCGGTGATGAATAACCGGCCTTCCCTCGTCTCAAACAAGAAATGACAAAGGATCGGCGTGGATGATTTGGCGGGTATGATCTTCGCCAAAAGCTGCAATCTTGATAGCAGCGCTGTTTTAGAAATAGAAATCGTCATAGTGCCTGTTTTTTTGAAGGCACCCGGTAAGTCTTTGTTTTATGGAAGTTTACAGAAAGAAGAGACCAAACACATATAAACACAAAAAGTCGGATCTCAAACTTTCGTCTAAAATCCAACTCGCTATTTCAACGGCAAAGATAGAGTCATTTTTTTAATCCGCAAATTATTTCTATCTTTTTTTCGTTTTTTTCTTCAAATACATAATCAAGAATCTTGGCATTCAAGCGGTCGATAACGCTAAAATCGGTCTTAACATACCCAGATGTCACCCTATGGGAAGAAGCATGGTTAAGGCAAAAGCCTACTAAATCCAAACTTGCATCGAAATCGTTTTGAGCGAATGTAGCCCAACTATGCCGAAACGAATAGACAGAAATATGAGGAAGGTCGTTTTTTCTTGTTATATCACTTATTCCCTCGTTTATACATTTATTGAAATTCTTACTTGATCCATAAGTCTCACAGAAGTTAAACAGCCTTTTTTCTCCAGCATATTTCTCAAGCAAATGAGACAGCCTATCTGGTACGGCTATCTCTATATACGCCTTGTCATCCCTCCTATTAGTAGTCTTACGTCTGCAGTAACACATCTTTCCGTCTCTAAGGTTCTCTTTTTCCATATAATACAGGTCAGCGGTGTTAATTCCGGCAAGACAAAAAACGATCTCGCACACATCCCTAGCACGATCAGCTCTTGATCCATACTCTACGGATACCGCAAAAAAATCTCGAGCGGTTCTAATGTCCAATGCCCTTTTCTCTGGAACTGTAGGTCTAGGCACCCTCACTCCCCTAAACGGGTTATTCCGTATAAGCATCTCGCCGGTATCATAATTATTATACCGCTCGCATCCAGCCATAAACATTGTCTTGATCCGCTTCGGATAGCCGTGTTTCTTGTACAAGCTATCTTTCATCGAATCTATCCACTCCTTGAATATAGACGATGTAAGATCAGAGAAGAGAATGTCGTCTTTCCCCATATATTCCTCCAAGCGCCTTAACGCAAGCTTATAATTTATCGACGTGGACTCTCTCCCCTCGTTATCCATCTTAGAGGTAAACTCCTCACAAAATTCAGAAAAAGAAGGTGCGCTAGAATCCCTCCTCAAGAAGTCCAGTATCTTTCTGATATCCCAACATTGTATATCTTCACGATTAAGCCGGGACATATACCCGTCAATAAGAATAGAAATATCCTTGATGATGTAATTATCTATTACCTCACCCTTCCGAACAGACTTAGCCTTGCAGACTTTATCTGTTTTTATATATCCTACCTGTCCGTGATGGGTTACACGAATATAAACAGGATACGTATTGTCTTTTCTCTTAGCTCGTACGCAAATTTTGAAATATGCCATAATTTTTACTGTAAACTATTTGTAAATCATTTATGCTATTCATGCAAAAAAAGCTTGTATGAATAGGTATGTAAGGAGGCTAAAATGAACAAATCCCCTACAGTATCATTACGACAAAGAGCTAATAATCAAGCGGAAAGACTGGGATTCGAACCCAGGGAGCGGTTACCCGCTCACCGCATTTCGAGTGCGGCCCGTTCGACCACTCCGGCATCTTTCCTTGTGGTTGACGTGTACAAAAGTACATAAAATATAGTATCGTTATTCTCTTGAAAGGCTAAAATTACTTTATCAAATACAAAAAAGGGCATTCTTCACAGAACGCCCCTCTTTAAAACATATAACTAATACCTCTAAATTACTTGAAATAACGATTATATAAACCTTCAAATCCTTTGCCATGACGTGCCTCGTCTTTGCACATCTCATGTACGGTATCATGGATTGCGTCCAAATTCTGTTGTTTAGCCAATGTAGCGATACGTTTCTTGTCCTCGCATGCGCCAGCCTCAGCTTCCATACGCTTTTTCAAGTTGGTCTTCGTATCCCAAACTACGTCGCCAAGAAGCTCTGCGAACTTAGCAGCGTGC